TCCTTAAGCGGCGAGCGCGTATCCCATACCCGCAATGTGTCGTCGCTGGAGGATACCATCCTACGGCTGGTGGAAACGGAGAACGAAATGAACCAGTCGATCGATGCCCTGCTCAATCTGAGAATCGAGATCGGAAAGCAGATCTCTGCGCTGGACGATCCTGACTGCATCCTTGTGCTGGAAAAGCGATACCTGTGCTACCAATCGTGGGAAAAGATCGCAGCGGACTTAGCGTGTACCGTACGTTGGGTACACAGGCTACATGCCAAAGCCCTGCAATCCATGAACCAGCTACTGTGTGAAAAGAAGAAAGGCGTAGAAATCGCATGAGGTCAAAAATAAACTTGGGCGAGTTCACAGTAGTTCACTATAGTTCACTTGATTACCCCTTGAATTTTTGATATGATCATCATGTAAAAGTGAACACACGGGGCGCCGCAGAGAGATCTGCAGGCGCCCTTTCCTATGCCCATGGAGGTGCTCCTGTTGCCCAGCCGACCCAAGCGTCCCTGCTCCCACCCTGGTTGCCCAAGGCTAACCAATGGTCGGTTCTGCGATGAACACGCCAAACAGGAAGCGCAGCGGTACGAGCGCTACCAGCGTGACCCCACTGTGAAGAAGCACTACGGTCGTGCGTGGAAGCGTGTGCGCGACCGCTTCATCGCTGCCCATCCGCTGTGCGAGCGGTGCAACGAGCGTGGCAGGATCACACCTGCGCAGGAGGTACATCACATCGTCCCGTTGTCCCAAGGCGGCACGCACGATGAAACGAACCTCATGGCGCTGTGCACCTCCTGCCACTCCGAGATCACCGCCAGAGAGGGCGGTCGCTGGGTTAGGGGGGGAGTTTAACTCTCTACGGCTAACTGTTCGCCGAACGGCCTGGGGGTCACGCACAGAAAAACTACGATTCAAACAGGGGATAAACCCAAGCAGGAAGGGGGGCACAGCACATGGCCAAGGATGGCACCAACCGAGGTGCTGCCCTACTTCTGGATTCCGGAGGAGAATATCGACCTGCGCGTGCGCCGCGACCATGTGCAATACGACCTTTGGGAAAAACAAGGATTTCTGCTGACTACAGAAGGAAACGTCGTGCATTATGGCTTCATCGAAAAATTCATCGAGGAACTAGGAATGCGCTTCAACTTACGGGAAATCGCCTTTGACCGCTGGGGTGCCGTGCAGATGGTGCAAAACCTTGAGGGGCTGGGCTTCACCGTCGTGCCCTTTGGGCAGGGCTTCAAGGATATGTCGCCTCCGACCAAGGAACTGATGAAACTGACACTGGAACAGAAGCTCGCCCACGGCGGGCATCCGGTTCTTCGGTGGATGATGGACAACATCTTCGTCCGTACCGATCCGGCGGGTAACATCAAGCCGGATAAGGAGAAATCCACGGAGAAGATCGACGGCGCGGTGGCGACCATCATGGCGCTGGATCGCGCGATACGTTGCGGTAGTGGCAGCAGGGAGAGCGTTTATAACGCGCGTGGCCTGTTGGTTCTATAACATTGTAAAGCGTGTTACTCCGTGCTATACTTGAAAACAACAGGCCGTTTCAGTCAATAACTGATCGGCCCCTAGCAATCGCAGCGATACGCATTGATGATGTTCAAGAGCACATTTTCACAATTCGAGTCGACGGCTCACACGGCGCAATGTGTTATTTCGATTCATAAGCCTAAGGGGGCGTTATTGTTGGAAGCAAACGAACAGTATAAGGAAATCTTTGAGAACCTGAATGATGGTGTCTATTATGTTGATAGAGACCGCAGAATCACCTTTTGGAATAAGGGCGCCGAACGGATTTCCGGTTTTTCCAGCGATGAAGTGATCAACACGCATTGCTATGACAATGTCTTAATGCATACAAACGACGAAGGAACACAACTCTGCATAAGCGGTTGTCCGCTGCTTAATAGTATCCAAACCAACCACATTAACGTCGCTTCCGTATATTTACTACACAAAGCAGGCTATCGCGTGCCAGTGTCGGTACGAACTGTACCAATGGTAGAAAACGGCGAAATATTCGGTGCGGTTGAGATATTTCAAGTGCAACACGAGCGGATGGAAAGTCTTTATAATATGCAGGAGCTAAAAACGCTAGCACTAACCGACCAGTTGACCGGCTTGCCCAACCGAAGATATACCGAAACGTTTTTGGCTTCAAGGATCAGCGAAAATAAAGCGCTCGGGATAAAGTTTGGTGTTCTTTTTATGGATATTGATCACTTTAAACTATTCAACGATCGGTATGGTCATGGGGTTGGCGACGATGTTTTGCGAATCTTAGCAAAAACATTTACAAGCAATCTTCGTAGTAGTGACTTCATTGGTAGATGGGGCGGCGAGGAATTTGTTGGAATTTCTGTCTGTCCGGATGAAGACAGTTTGAGGCAAGTTGCAGAAAAGATCAGAATACTGACAGAAAAAACATCGATTCCTTATGCAGATCAATCCTTAAGCGTAAGCATTTCGATCGGAGCGACACTATACCAAACGGACGAAACGGCTGAACAAGTTGTACAGCGAGCGGATAATTTGCTGTATATGAGCAAAACCAGCGGAAGAAACTGTGTTACCTTGGGTTAATGCAATCTTTCGTGTGCGATGCGAACATGAAGGCTTGTATGTTTCAATCCTCAAGAGCAATCGAAAGGTTGCTCTTTTTATATGCCATACACCGGAGGTGTGTCTGTGAAAACTCCCTTTCGTAATTTCTTTCACTCCCGCGATAAGCCCAAAAACAGCCGGGGCAGCGCGTTCTCATTCCTGTTCGGCGGTACGACCTCCGGCAAAACGGTCAATGAGCATACCGCGCTGCAAACCACGGCGGTGTACGCCTGTGTGCGAATCCTAGCTGAAACGGTCGCCGGGCTTCCGCTGCATGTGTATCAGTACCGCATGGATGGCAGCAAAGAGCGGTTCCCGCAGCACCCGCTCTACAACCTGCTGCACAATGAACCCAATCCCGAGATGACTTCATTTGTGTTCAGAGAAACACTCATGAGTCATCTTTTGCTTTGGGGCAACGCTTACGCGCAGATCATTCGAAACGGACGCGGGCAGCCTGTCTCGCTGTACCCGCTGCTGCCCAACAAAATGGATGTCAGCCGAGCCCCAAACGGCGAGCTTCGCTACACCTATTATCGGGATGTGGATGAAAGCGGCTTTAAACCCAAAGGCGGCTATGTCACGCTGCGCAAGGATGAGGTACTGCATATCCCCGGCCTGGGCTTCGACGGCCTGATCGGCTATAGCCCCATCGCCATGGCCAAGAACGCTATCGGCATGGCGCTAGCCACCGAGGAATACGGCGCGCGCTTTTTTGCCAACGGCGCCAACCCCGGGGGGGTGCTGGAGCATCCGGGGGTGATCAAGGACGTGCAGCGGGTCAAAGACAGCTGGAACGCGGCTTATCAGGGAAGCGGAAATGCCCATCGCGTGGCGGTTCTAGAAGAGGGCATGAAGTTTCAGGCTATCGGCATTCCACCAGAGCAAGCCCAATTTTTAGAAACGCGTAAGTTCCAAATCAATGAGATCGCCCGTATCTTCCGCGTGCCGCCGCACATGGTCGGTGATTTGGAGAAGAGCTCCTATTCCAATATCGAGCAACAATCGTTGGAATTTGTCAAATTTACCCTCGATCCCTGGGTGGTGCGATGGGAACAGTCGCTCTGCCAGGCGTTGCTGCTGCCTTCCGAAAAGAGCGACGTCTTCATTCGCTTCAATCTGGACGGTCTGCTGCGCGGCGATTATGCCAGCCGCATGACGGGCTATGCCACCGGCAGGCAGAACGGTTGGCTCTCCGCTAACGATATCCGCGAGCTGGAAGACATGAACCGTATCCCGGCATCCGAAGGGGGCGACCTTTTCCTCGTGAACGGGAGCATGACCAAATTAGTCCAGGCCGGCGCGTTCGCAGGCAAGGAAAGCCATGTAAAGCAAGCAACACAACGAAAACACAAGGAGGAGACCAATGAAAAGTAGCCACTTTTGGAACTGGGTACGCGATGAAACTGAACCGGAATCCCGCACGCTGTATCTGAACGGCGTCATCGCGGAGGAGAGTTGGTTTTCAGATGAAGTGACCCCAGCTGCCTTCAAGGCTGATCTCACCTCCGGCAGCGGACCGATCACCGTCTGGATCAACTCAGTCGGCGGTGA